CCTGCATAGCTTGTTGTTGCATTGCCATTTTTTCTTCTCTTTCTTGCTTAGAAGTTCTTTTTAGTTTTAATAACTGATTGGCAAGTTTTAGATTTTTAATCTCTCTAACATCAATTGCATCTTCAAGATTAATATCACCTTTAGATAAAGCCATTTGTATATTCTGTTCTAGCAATTGTTTTTGCTCTTCATCCGGAGACATTTCTATAAAAATTCCAAAATCATATATATATAAGTCTGCAATGTCTCCTAGTATAGAAACATTGTACTTACCTATTTGATTTATAAACTCTTCTTTAAAGTCTGAATATTGTAAAATATCTGCAACTCTATATGTTATAGCTTCTGCAAGAGATTTATATAAGTAAATAGAACCATCCAATATGTGTCTAGTTGCAACATTAGAATTAAGTGCTGCTAGTTTCTGTAATCCAACTAATGAATTAGGGTCGGGTGAACTACCATCTCGTGCTTCGTTTAATCCCGTTACAACTCTAATTTGGTTTAGATAATGATTATAATTAGCTAATAACATCTGAGTCTTGGAATTACCTGAAGAAGATTGCAATTCTTTAATTGGAACTTTTCCTTGATTGTAATCACCTTCTTGAGTATAGCTTCTACCAATAACAGAACCTGTTTGAAAATATAATCTCAAAGCATCTTCGGGATTATAAGCATTACCTGTACCTAAATCAACTTCATTTAAACCATCTGCATCAATAAATACACCATCAGGCACAACTCTAGAAATTACTTGTTGTAATTTTAAGTGAGTTATCTGACATAAATCTGCAAAAGGAATCATCCTTCTAACTAAAGACTCTATAGAACCTTTGTACATTCTTGGTGCAACTGCAAAATAATTAGGAATAGCGTGTTGCGTAGCAGATTGTGGTCTAACCATATTCTCCATCAGTTTCCACTGTAAAAGAATATTAGTTCCCATAACCATAACTCCTTCATACCATACATCAATAGTTTTAGAAACCTTCTCGTAATTACCTTCTTCTTGCATTTCTACCGGAGGATTGAAATCATCATCCTTTTCAATCATACTTACATTGCCATTATCTTTTACTTTTCTTTTATAAACTACTTGTTTTGTAGTTTTGTAATTAAAGTACATTACAGTGGCAGTGTCTCTATAAAAAATATCGTTTTCGTAAGCCTGTGCAGTTTCATAGTAATTATACCAAGATTGAGAATACTTAGATATCTCATCCATATCCTCATTACTAAGACTAGGGTCAATCTTTTTTAACTCAATTATTGGTAAAGTTTTAATTTCTCCCCAATAAAAACAATCTTTAAAATGTGGGTCTTCTGTATAGCTATATATAATATTAGCAGGGTTGACATAAGTAACTTGTACTCCTGCTCCTTCTAAAAACTCGTGTTTAACACAAGAGATTCCACAAACAGTCAAATCATAGTCTAACTGTTTTCTAATATCATCATATTTGTTAGAAGCAAAAATTGTATTAATAGCTTCTTCTTCTGCAATCTCTATTGCAGGTTTATAATTAAGTTGCATATACAACTTAAGTTCATCATCAGATTCGGGAAGTTCGTCAGGATTTGCAGTAAAGGGATTTGCTCCTGTCTTTTGTTGTATAGTTTCAAGCAATGGCTTTGCAACCATTTGTCCTTCTATCATTTGCTGATACTTACTTCTCTTAGATTGCGATAAAGCATCCTGAGAATAAGCAGTTGCAACAAACTCTCTACTCTGCATTCCGTTAACAACAATGTCAACAAACTTAGGTAGTATCGGAACGGGAGTCCAATCTAAATTTAGATAAGATAAGTCCCCGTCAATTGCTAATTCGTTTTTGTATTTTCCTACAGATTGTTCTCCTCTTGCATATAATCGGAGTCTGTGGAAGTCTCTAAATTGATTATAATATCTGCAACTGTTTCCGTCTCTTTTGAACCACTCATACTGTATTGCTTGACCAATTTGTAAACCAAATTCGTCTGTTGCTTTTTTACTGTCTGATACAAATTGACTAGGAAATCCTGCAGATGATATATTAATGTCTATTTTCTTCATCTAATAATTTCGCTTATACTTCCCTTGTTACTATACCTTGCAAAGTTAATCTTTATTTTTGAAAGTTTTTTCTCCGGTAAATATAGGTGTTTTTGTGTAGCCATTATCGCTAAACCAGAGGATATACTTGCATCGAACTTAGTTCTATTAGTAATATCAAACCTTGCCCAATCTTCTAAGGTTCTTCCAAAAACCATATCTCCCATTTCAAGTTCATCTTTCAATCCTATATTCTCTTCTATGTAAGATTCTATGGCAGAAGCGTGTGCTTGTTTAACTGCTTCACTAGAGTTGGGAATACCTCCTAGTTCTTTTTCTGTTTTTGATAGTTTAGTATAAGACTTATCAGGTCTGTTCATACAATAATGTCTATATCCTCTATTTTTAAAATGATATAATAATCTTGGTTTGTTGTTTTCAATTAAGATTGGCATTCCATAAAATACGCAAGCCATTAAAACATCTTCAAAAAATATTTCTGCAGTTTGTGGTCTTGCTATGTATTCTAAAAAAAACTCATTTGATGGAGCATCATCCATATTAAACATAGTTTTTCCGTGCAGTGCTCCGTTAGAACCACCTCCACCAACTACACCTGAAATATCATAACTATCACATCCAAAAGCACCTATATGTTCGTTGCCCGGAAACTTCAAACCTCTCTTGTCAATTACTTTGTTTTGTAAGGCTTTACTTGGTGTCCAAGACACCATAAATCTTCCTCTAGTATTAGGACTAAAAATAACTTTGGTATCTTGTATTCCATTCTTCCAACTTAAAGAACCACGAGTAACGTGATGCTCCATAATTAAAGAATCGTTATAATCTATTTGCTGATATATTCTAGTTAAATTAAACAAAGATTGTTTGCTTTCATCTCTAAATGCGTGTGACTCTGTTCTAGGAAATTGTCTGTAATATTCATTTAAAGCATCAGGGTCATTTTTTAAAGAGTCAACTTCGTTTTGCCAATAGTCGATTGCACCGGTATAAATCATTTCATTGTCTATACCTAAGACTTCTTGCTTTGGAGTCTTTAATACAGGCATTCCATACCTATCAATAAATCCTTCCATATTTAATTCCATAGGAACGAAAAGGGAATATAACCCACTTTTAGTCTGACCATTTGCATTTCGTTGTAACACATCTGAATCATTATATAATTTTTTAAAATTCTCCCCACCTTTATCTAAAGCATTAGAGGTTGAACCCATCATACATTTACCTATAATTTTACTTCCTAAACGTAAACAAGTTTTAGTTACTCGCCAATTATTTAAGATGTTATTTGGTTTAATCCACTTACCACTCTCATCGTGAACTAATAATAATAATTTTTCACCATCATAAGAGTTATCGTCTGTGTTTTTCCAATCAATAGTTGTATCTAATCCAAACAATTCATCATTGGTTGTATCATACATATTTTTCTTTGTAATTTTTGCAGCAGGAATTCTAAAAGCTAATTCAGTTTTAGGTTTATCCATACCATCCATAATTGGTTTAAAGAAAAATGGTAATCTACTATTTATTGGAACAACTTTATCTGTAAACATTTTCTTAGCATCAGAACCTGTTTTAGATAAAATACCTACTCTAGAATCTTTTACTAATGTTCCTGTATTAACACATTCAGATGAACTCATAAATGAAAATCCTGAACGTCTTATTTTTAAATAACACATTCCAAAACTTCTTATGTCTGCTTTACAAGCTTCCCAAAAAATAAATAATAAACGATTTGCATCTCTATAGTCGGGATATCCAACGTCAATAGATGTCCATTGTAGATACATATAATGAGCACCTGTAATATATGTGGGTATTCCATTATTCATAAACCACATCCCCTGCTCTCTTCTGTCAAACTCCTCCTCTACATAATCTACCCACCTATCCTTGAATGTTGAATCCATTTCATTCCATTGGAATATAGATTGAATCTTAGATAAAACTTTAGGTAGTTCTTTTCTTTCCCAATATTGTTCTGTTTCTTTTTTGTGTCTTTGAAGACACTTATTTCCAACCGGAGGTAATGCTATTTTTAAACCTTGTATTACAATTACATCACCTATCTGACCTGTTTTAGATATAACAACAAAGTCATACTTACTATTGTACCCATATAGCCACGTTTTAGCCTTGTTCTTAGACTTTAACACACCTTTAGGTACTACACCTGTAAGTTGCTTAAATAAGCTATTTAGACCTTCTTTCTGCAAATCCTTGTTTTGTATCAGTTTTACTCGCTCCTTTCTCTAAGGATTCGATTGCTTCTCTCTCTGCTTCTATTCTACTCAATATTTCAAATGCATCAAATATTGCTAACTTCTTTGTAGCTGCTGCATTCTTTAGTTTGTCTGCTGACAAATCATCTTCCGGGTCGTGCTTTATGATTGCTTCTTTCGCTACTTTTATCAATTGCTCCACTGCCCTGTGCCCTGCTTCTATTATTTTTAATTTTATTTCTTTTGATTTCATTTTTAATCTTTTTGCTAAATTTATTATTGATGAATTCTTCTTCATCCATCCAATCCCATTCTCTTCCGTTATTCATAATAACTTCTTAGGTCCGTATGGTGTCTGTAATTAACAACAATCTCCTCATCCAACTCTATATCATTCTCTGCAATTAAAATCATATTATTGTTTTCCTTAAAATAATAAAATTTTGCGTTATTATTTTTAGCGTGATTTGTATACCTACCGGCTAAGGTTCTGCATCCATCAACCATCCCATATCCAATAACATCACCTTTAGCAAAATCTTGTATGGCTATAATTCCATATCCCTCTATTTCAGAGTCTCTAACTTCATATTTATAATCTCCAAAATCAATAACAGGTCCTGCTAACTTTTCAAACTCTTCAGAATCTATATAATTATTTATAGTTTCTAAATCTACATTTTGTTCTTTTATAAATTTTTCAAAATCAGTCATTATATTTCTTTTAAAAAACAAACTTGTATTAATCTAGCTTCATCTGCAAATCCAAAATTATCAAAAATGTTTCTTGAATGATACAAGTGAGATGGAAAAACAATCAATCTATTATACCTTGAGCGTAGTATACAACTTTTAAATCCTTTATAATATAATGTAGTTCCATCTTCTTCAGGATGGTTTTTACTTAAATAAAGTATTGCAGTTAAATCACCCATCATATCATCTGTATGAATCCAATTTGGCTCTACTTGATTTTTAGGTGACCTTCTTACAAAATTTAAAACTGCTTTGTGTATAGGATAATAACCTTTTAAAATTTCTACTAAATCATCTTCAGGTCTAACTTGAATGTTTTTAAACAAACCTTCCTCAAGCTGAACATCTTCAAAACCAAAGTTATGTATGTCTTCTACATACCTATCTACATTTGTTATTACATCTTCATATATACCTATATTCATAGCTTTATAGTTATTTGATGGTCATACATTCTATATAGTTTTTCTCCATCAAAATCAAACTCGTACTCACTATGAGGTTGAAATGAAACTCTATCTCCTGAAACTAATCCTTGTTTTTTTAGATAAGAATTCAAATGAACCATTTCACCTATCAAAGGCTCTTCGCTTAATGGTTTATATATATAACTTTCTTCTACAGGAACCGGCTTTACAAAACAAAATCTTCCTACACTATTCCATTTTCCTTTACTTTTATAAGCAAAATATTGGTCGGGTTCTATAAAAAATAAGTTGTCTTTAAAATAACTTTTACCACTTTGTTGTCTTCCCTTAATATCATTATAATATTTAAAAACATTATGATGTACTAACAAAATATCTCCCACCTGTATTGGACCTTTATATCCTAGGGGGAGTTCTATGACCTCAGCGTGTCTGTTGGAAAAGCTTGAATCTTCTTGGGAGGTACTAACTATAAAGTCAATACCTCCTATGTCTTTTGTATTATTGTACCTTTTACCTGTAACAGGTTTGGCAATAAACGCAAATGGTGATTTCATAATTTAATTTACGAGCCACAACCAATACAATCTATATGTGAATCTGTAGGTTTAACTCCATTTAATTTCATTTCAATTCTGTGTATCTCATCAGCATACATCAATTCTTCTTCAAAAGTTTTTGCTAACTCTTTCTTCATTTTTACAATCTCCAACCACTGAAGATTATCTTTTACATTATGGTCTTCCATAAACTATTTTTTTACTTTACTATATACGCTATTAGCAATTTGCTTATTAGATGGCAATCCTAGTTTTTCAGGCTTTCCATTCATTTTGTTACTAGCTGCAGTAAAATAAGGTTTTAGTGTCTTGCTCATAATTAAAAGTTTATATTATACTCTATTGATATCGGCATAGTATCACTAAACTCTTTCCACATTCTAATTCCTACTTCATCCTCAATGTAAATAACTATTGAATCTCTGTCTGCATCATACTTAATTAAGTGAATTGTAAAACTTCCGTTCAGTACTTGTTGACCAACGATATAGTGCATTGCTCCTGATTTGTAATCAGGTCCAACTGATATTTTTCTTATGTCCATTATACAGGGTATATTCTAAGTTCAAAGTTTCCTTGTAATA